AATAATCATGGAAGCATGGAATAGTCTACAACCTAAAAGGAAAAGAAATTAGGAAGGTGAAGGCGATATGACTAAACTAGAGATAATATTGTTTATAACTGCGGTAATAAGTCTAATAACTACAATGGTATTGAATAAACAAAACAACAAACTAATGAAACATGCTAAAAATTATAAATGTAATTTAGGTAAAGTTATGTGTGGAGAAGAGTGTTGCTATAACTGTGAAGATAGAGCTATATGTAGAGCATCTTGTAATGGAAATCCATTAATGTGCGGAAATTCAAGGGAGGAATAGTATGGACAAAGATTCGTTCAGGAAGACAGAAAGAATGTTATACAACTATTTTAAGAAAAGTAAGATAATACAACATAAGCATAACTTAATAAATATATTAAATAAAAGAATAGAAGAAATAGAAAAAGATATTAAAAAAACTAATGTAAGGATAGATTATGATTTACAGGCTACGCCCGGAGGTGAAAGAGTACAAACATCAAGCACAGGTACAAGTTATGCAGAAAGAGCCATTATAAAAGCTATAGAAAACTTAGAAAAAGAAAAAACAGATAAACAACAACAGATATTAAATATAAAATCTTATATAGCAGAATTAGAAGAAGAAAGCAGTTCTATAGAATGTAATATAGGAATGTTGAATGAAGAAGATAAGAAATTTATAGAATTAAAATATGGTAAAGAATTAAGTGTTGAAGAAGTAGGATCGGAAATGGGGATGTGTAGGAGTGTAGCCTATGATAAAAGAAAGGAATTAGTAAACAACATAATGATATGGAATGAAATAATAAAGTAAAAAAGCACGGACAATTTTCGGACAAATTACAGACGAATTTAAGGTTTAAGCGTGTTATAATAGTAGCATAGAAATAGTAGTGATTTTATCGTACAAAATAAGGCAACTGCAAAAATAAAAAATATATAATGTATTGTGTATGTACTAAAGGGCACTTGGTTAATTCCAGGTGTCTTTTACATTTTATAAAATTGTAGGTGATAAAATGCCATTTCATAAGGTAGATCCAGAAGAAGAGATTAAAAAATCTATTGAAAGATATCCAGGATTAGAAATTTATATGAAGCAAGTTGATACTCAATATAAATTAATTAAATCATTAGTTGAATTTAGAAAATCTACTGGAATAACTCAGGAAGAAGTCGCGGAAAGAAGTGGATTAACTCAACAGATGGTTTCAAGAATGGAAAATGTAGATTATTCTCCAACATTAGAAAGCTTCTTAAAGTATATGTTAGCCTTAGGGTTAGAGGTTAAGATTGAGAAAGGTATATTTATATTGCATAGGAGGTGAGAGGTTTGAAGGTAGGAAAGATAATAGAAATACAACAACCAGGAATACATAAGCAATTAAATAAAAATAGAAAACAGAATAATAAAAAGTGTAGGAGAGGTAAGAAAGAAGAAAACCTCTCCTTTTCTGATGTTATGGATCTTATGAAACATGATAGCTATTGCAGGGGTAGAGGTGGAAGCATAAAACAAAGAACATGGGGAAAGTAGAATGAGAGTGTTAAGAAAGAGATAACTTAAGAGTATACATTGCTAAAAGTCACTAATCTTTAAATAATTGAATATAATAATCATGTAAATATTGAAAAAGGAAGATGATTTTATAATGATACCTAATTATTATGCTTTATGGGATGGATATTGGAGAAGTTATCGCATTAGTAGTGAAGCAGCTGTGCAAATTGCACTACAGCAGGTCCCAGGACAGGTAGTAAGAGTTGAGTTAGATGTTGAAGATGACATATTAGTTTACGAGGTTAGCATTAGAACCACTGCTGGAATTTATGAAGTAAAAATAAATGCTAACACAGGACAGATAATTGAAGTTGATAGGGATTTTGATTAGTTAAATTCTAGTAAAACATATTAATTTAACAAAGAGCTCATAGGGGCTCTTTTTTAATATATAAAATAAAAAGGAGATGTAAGTATGTTGATAGCATGTAATGAAGGTTGTAAAAGGAACTTTGAATTAGCTAAGTTTAAAGAAAAGAAACTTAAAAATAGTGTTGTAGAAACTTACTTCAAGTGTCCTCATTGCCATAAGAGATATACTTGTTTGTATACAGATAAAGAGATAAGAAGATTACAAGCACAGTTAACAAATAAATGGGGTAAAGCTTCAAGAAGAGAAATAGAGGAGCTACATTTAAAGATTAAAATTAAGATGGATAATTTAAAGGAAGAGATGTTAGGCGCTCAGTAGGGTGTCTTTTTTATTTGGAGAGATTAGTGTGGAAACATATTTTAAACTTAAGATACGAGAAATTAAGTAGAGAGCTGAGGTTATATAAATGAGGAGAATATTAATAGTATTAATGATTATCCTTGGGGTATCTATTATTTTATGTGGATGTACTAAATATGAATTAACAGGCGAGGTAGAAGCCACTGTAACCAGTAAAGAGTATAGGAAAAGCAATATAATTATGATACCAATGACAACATCAAATGGCAAAACTATAACTACCACAATGAGACCACAGATTAATCCGGAAGAATACAATATAAAACTTAAATACAAAAACATGACTACAACTATTAATAATAAAGAAGTGTATGAAAGTGTAGAAACAGGAGACAAGCTAAAGGTTAATTATTATATTACAAGCAATAAAAAGAAAGAGAAGATAGAATGGGGAGGAAAATAAAATGAGTAAAATATTATATGAATGTAGTAAATGTGGAAAGACATTTATAAATAATAGAAATGAAGATGGGTTAAACTGTGATAAGTGTAAAGGATCATTGATACCTTTAGGTTATGTAGATGAGTTACAAAATAGTATAGGAAAGATGAAAAACAAGATAGAGAACGCAGAAACATACACATTAAATAAAAAGAACAAAGCAAAGGAAGTAACAATAAAGATAAATTTAGATACGATAGAGTTTGAAAATAAATTAAATAGAATAGAAAAGCAATTAGAGAGAATAAAGTCTTTAGAAGATACATTAAAGTTTAGCAAGGACCTTAATGAGGTTAAGAATATAACAATAAATAATAATGTAGACATAAAAGATATAATGAAGAGGTGCGTGGAAGCAGCAATGAGCATGGAGCCTTTAAAGTAATGGCACAACGTAGCTTAAGACCTTGTAAGCAGAGAGGATGTGTAGAACTAACAAGAGATATAACAGGGTATTGTGAGAATCACATACACATAGCAGAAGAGAGACAACAACAAAGAAATAAATATTATGATAAGCATATAAGACATAGTAAGGATAAGAAGTATACTAAGTTTTATCATAGTGATGAATGGGGAGATTTAAGAAAAGATGTTTTAACAACTTATAATGGTGTAGATATATATTCATATTATATAGAAAACAAAGCAGTAACTGCAAATACGGCGCACCACATTATAGAGTTAAAAGAGGATTGGGATAAAAGATTAGATAAAGATAATATTTTTCCTTTAACAGATGCTAATCACAAGAAGATACACTCACTATATAGGAAGGATAAAAAAGGAACTCAAGAGCTACTTAGAGAGCTACTAGAAAGATTCAGAAAGCAATTTGGTATATCCCCCCTCCCTTAGAGAATTTAGCGATCTTCTAAAAGACCGAGGGAGTAGATTCCCTCGTAAAAAATTCCCTAAATGAAAATTTGAGAAGAGGAGGTAAGAAGGATGTCAAGACCAAGGCAACCAATTGATTTAATAGTAGCAAAAGGAAAAAAGAATTTAACTAAAAAAGAGATAGAAGATAGGAAAAGTAAAGAAGTACAAGCTCCAGCAGATAAAATTAAGCCACCTTCTTACTTACCAAGTAATTTAAAAAAAGAGTTCACAAGAATAGCTGGAGAATTAATTAGTATAGAAATAATGAGTAATCTTGATTGTGAAGCTTTAGCACGATTTATCGTAAGTGAATATAACTATCAAAAGGTTACTAAAAAATTATTAAAAACTGGTGTGGATAATGAAAAATATACAGATTTATTATTAATGCAAGAAAAATTATTTAAAATGTGTAGACAAGGTGCTGGGGATTTAGGGTTAACTATTTCTAGTAGGTGTAAACTTGTAATACCTAAAAATGAAGAAAAGAAGGAGCTAACAGAAGAGGAAAAACTTTTCGGTGGTAGAGTGTGAGTAAGTTTGCTCAACTATTTACTAGAATTTATAACTATTCTTTAGATATTGTAGAGAAAAAAATAAAAGCTTGTAAAAAACATAGACAAGCTTGCCAGAGGTTTCTGGATGATTTAGAAAAAAGTAAAGAGGACGATTATCCTTTTTACTTTGACTATGAAGAACTTTATAATTTTTATAAGTGGTCTGGTATGTTTAAGCATAGAGTTGGAATTCTCAAAGGTCAAAAGATAGCCCTTGTAGATTTTCAACTTTTTTTAATTGGAAATATATTTTGCTGGAAAGAAAAAGAAACAGGATATAGAAGATTTAGAAAAGTATATATTCAATTAGCAAGAAAAAATGCAAAGTCACAATTACTAGCACTAATAACAAGTTATCAGTGTTTCCTATCTGATGAACAGCAGGAATGTTACATAAGTGGTTGGACTAAAAAACAATCTAAGATAGTTTACAAAGAAATGAAATTTCAACTAGAGGGCAATGACTTTTTAAAAGGTAAATGGAAAGAAAGCTATGGTGTTATTACCCACTTAAAAAGTGGTTCTATTATTGAGCCTTTGTCCAAAGAAGCCAAAAATAATGGTGATGGTGATAATCCAAGTTTGGGAATATGTGATGAATATCACCAGCATAAAACGGATGAGATATATGAATCTATTTTATCAGGTATGGGCGCCAGAACAGAGCCACTTATGGTTATTATAACTACTGCAGGTGTAGACTTAAATAGTCCATGTTATAAAGAATACCAATATGTATCAAAAATACTTGATCCTAACCTAAAAGATATTACTAATGATGAATATTTTGTAATGATTTGTGAACTAGATTCTAAAGATGATATAAAAGATGAAAGTAATTGGATTAAAGCCAATCCTATTTTAGCCACATATCCTTTAGGCTTAAGAAAAATAAGAAGTGAATTAAAAGCAGCGCTTGATGCTCCTGAAAAGATGACTAAGTTTAAAACTAAGTATATGGATATTTGGGTAAATGCTAGAGAAAATGGCTACATGAACATGGCAAAGTGGTCTGAATGTGAAAACAACAAATTATCTTTAGCAGATTTTGAAGGTGAGGAATGTGTTGGGGGCTTAGACTTATCAACTAAGCTTGATTTAACTTCTATAGCTTTTGAATTTAAAAAGGATGGCAAGTATTATCCATTTCAGCACTCTTTTATACCACAGGAAGCTTATGATAGAAGATTAAACGAAGGTAAATATCCTTTTGATTTATGGAAAGAGCAAGGACATTTAACTGTAACACCAGGAGCAGTAATAGACTATGCTTTTGTTAAACAATGGATACAAGAACAGGAACAAAAATATAATTTAAAAATAAAAGAGATAGGATATGACCCATACAATGCTACACAGTTTGTACAGGAAATGGAACAGGAAGGTTATGTTATGGTTGAAGTTAGACAAGGGCCATATACACTTAATGAACCTACTAAAGATTTTAGAGACCAGGTATATGATAAAAAGTTAGAACATAGTGGAGATGGACTTTTAACCTGGGCGATAGGGAACGCAGTAACTAAACAAAATGCACAAGAGTTTATAATGCTAGATAAAGCAAAATCTAGTGAAAAAATAGATCCTGCAGCTGCAGTAATAAATGCACATGTTAGAGGAATGGTCATATTAGATGATGGAGCAGGAGACATATTCTATAGTCCAGATATATAGAGAGGAGGTGGAAGATTGGGAATATGGAATAAGATTAAAAGCTTTATAAAAGCACCATTTAAAACAAGGATAATTAGGGATTATAGTAGTGGTTTTAGTTTTTTTAATACTGATCTCGCTACGAATGAAACTATATTTTCAGCAGTGTCATTGTTAAGTAATACAATGGGTAGTTTGCCTCTTAAACTTTATAAAGATTATGAAATAGCTAAACCAGGAGGGAATAATTTAGCTAGAATGATAGAATATAACCCTGCTTCATATATGACTATGCTACAGTGGGTTAGATGTATGGAAACTTTAAAAAATACTAAGGGCAACTCATATGCTATAAAAGAATATGATTATATGCATCAACCTATAAAAATGCATATTTTAAACCCCGATTTCGTTACTCCTATAATAGAAAAAGATACTAAGGAACTTTGGTATGAGATTAGAGATGAAGATGGTTTAATGTATGTGCATAATTCTCATATAATACATTTTAGCCACATTTCTGTTAATGGATATAAAGGTATTAACCCATTAGATGTTTTAAGGAACACTATAGATTACGACAGAGAAATTAAGGAATTTAGTTTAAATCAAATGAAAAATGGATTAAAGGCCAATATAGTCATTAAATTAGGCGCTAAATTAAATAAAGATGCTATGGATGAGTATACAGAAATGATAGGAAGGTTTCAGAAGAATGGAATTTTATTTGTAGACCAGGGCAAAGAATTTCAAGAATTAAAGAATAGTTCATTTATAGATCCTAAAGTTTTCGATGTAGAAAATATAACTATTGCTAGGGTAGCGAGGGTCTACAATATACCACTTCATAAACTTTTAGCTGAAAAACAAGGTTATTCTAGTGCTGAACAAGCAGATCTAGAATATATAAAAGATACTATTTTACCTGTTATAAGGCAGTATGAAGAAGAATTAAATAAAAAATTGCTTACAGAACAACAAAGAAACGAGGGATACTCCTTTAAGTTTAATCTCAATGGTTTAGCCAGAGCAGATATGAAAACTAGAGGAGATTTTTATTTTAAAGGTATTAGAAGTGCTTGGTTTACACCTAATGAAATAAGAGCTTTGGAAGAAATGCCACCTATAAAAGGTGGAGATCAATTATTTGTATCAAGGGATTTGATCCCAATAGATAAAATTGATTTATTGCTGAAAGGGGGTGAAAAGAATGGCAAATAAGAAGTTTTGGGAGGTTAAAAACTCCACAGAAAATGAAAACATAGGAGAAACTTATATCTATGGTGATATAGTGTCTTATAAATGGGATGATACTGATACAACTGCAAAAAGTTTTAAGGAAGATTTAGATAGCTTAGGAGACATTGACACTTTAAATATATATATTAATTCTCCAGGTGGATCAGTGTTTCAAGGAACAGCAATCTACAACATAATTAAAAGACATAAAGCAAAAATAAATATTCACGTTGATGGAGTTGCAGCAAGTATCGCAAGTGTTATAGCAATGGCAGGTGATACTATTTTTATGCCTCGAAACTCAATGATGATGATTCATAATCCATGGACATTTGCTTGGGGAAATGCTAATGAGCTAAGAAAACAAGCAGATGATTTAGATAAAATAAGGGAAAGTTTAATTGAAGCTTACTTGAGTAAGTCAGGAGATAAACTTAGCAGAGAAACATTAATAGAAATTATGGATAACGAGACATGGCTTACGGCTCAAGAATGTTATGATTATGGATTATGTGATGAATTAGTAGAGGAAAAAGAAATAGCAGCAAGCATTAATACAGAGCTATTCGCTAAGTATAAAAATACTCCTAAGGAGTTATTAAATAAAACTCAAAAACAAAATAAACCTATAAAAAATACTAAAAAAATAGAAAAGGATGAAGAGATAGAGGCTCTTATAGCAAGGGTAAATAATACTTTAAAATTTGAGGAGGAAAGAATATATGAATAGATATCAATTAGAACAAATGTTAGCAGGAGTGGGACAAGATTTAAAAGTAGCAACTGCGAAATTAACAGATATGTATGCAGATGCAAAGACAACTATAGAAGCTAGAAATGAGCAAAAAAACAATGTTAAAGATTTAGAAGAAAGATTTGCAGGAATTAAAAATCAGATAGCAGAAATGGACAGACAGGCGGAAGAAAAATTAAGAAATCAAATTAAAAATCAAAATGTTTCAGGAGATACAGAAAAAGAAAAAGTAGTTAATGCTAAGGCTGAATTAATTAGATCAACCATGGCAAATAAACCTGTTTCAATGGAAGTTAAGGCAGCTTTAGGGGATAATAATTCAACAGGTGGAGAAAAATTCTTACCTAAGACTATGCAAAATGAATTATTACATGAACCTTTTGTTAAAAACCCATTAAGAGATGTTTCCACATTTACTAATGAAACAAATTTAGAAGTACCTAAAATAACATTTACTTTGGATAATGACGATTTTATAGCAGATACTGAAACCGCAAAAGAATTAAAAGCTGATGGAGATACAGTGCAGTTTGGTAGACATAAATATAAAGTATTTGCACCAGTTTCAGAGACTGTTTTAAGAGGTACTAATACTAATATAGTACAAACTGTTGAAATGGCATTAGAAAGTGGTCTATCAGCAAAAGAAAAGAAAGTTGCGTTTGCTACAGCACCAAAAACAGGTGAGGAACATATGAGTTTTTACTCAACTAAAAATGCAATAAAAACAGTTGAAGGAGTAAATAAATATAAAGCGATAAAGGCAGCCATATCAGATCTTCATGAAGATTATAGAGAAAATGCAAAAATAATAATGAGATATGCTGATTATATGGATATAATTGAAATGCTTGCAAATGGAAATGCTACACTTTACGCAGCACAACCAGAGCAAATATTAGGAAAGCCAGCTATATTCTGTGACAGTGCGGTCGACCCAATAGTAGGTGATATGAGATACTCACATTTTAACTATGATTTAGATATGCTTTATGAAAGAGATAAAGATATTAAAACAGGTATGGAATGCTTTGTTTTAACAGCATGGTTTGACCACCAAATTAAGTTAAAATCTGCTTTCAGAATAGCTAAAATAAAAACAACTACTCCCTAGTGACCCCCCTAAACAACCAGAAGGGGGAGAAAATGCAGAACCTAAAACAGTTGTATCAGAACCCATAACATATGAAAAAGAAGAATTAGAATCTATGACAGTAGAACAATTAAAGGCCATAGCCAAAGATAAAAATATAGTTGGATATTCCAGTATGAATAAAGCTGACTTAATAACAGCAATATTGGCACCTTAGAGGAGGTGTTATTTTTATGGAATTAAATGAGTTAAAAGAATATTTAAGGATAGATGGAGAAGATGAAGATATAACTTTATCTTCTCTTTTACTTGCAGCTAAATCATATATAAAAAATGGCACTGGACTAGAAGAAGATATGATAAAAAGTGATGAAATAAAAGAATTATATAATCTTTGTTTGAAAATACTTATAAGCCACTGGTACGAGAATAGAGTTATCGAAACTACAGGACCTAACTTCCATAAACTTAGTTTTAGCGTGGACTCCATTTTGATTCAGCTGGAAGCTGAATATTTAAAAATTAAAAGGAGTGAGATAGATGGATCCAGGCAAACTTAATAAAAAAATAAAATTCATAATTATGGATAATGGTACAGATGACGATGGATATCCTGTGAAGAAAGAAAAGCTTATTCGAAAGTGTTCGGCAAGTATAAAAGGTCTAAGAGGCAAAACATTCTACGCTGCTGCTCAAACACAAAGTGAAAATAATAAGATATTCAAGTGTAGATACTTCAAAGGACTTACAGAAGACATGTTAATTAAATACAATGAAAAGCTTTATACTATTGAATCTATAAATGATATTGAAGAAAAGCATATTGAATATGAAATACATGCAAGCGTGGTGAATTCTAGTGGCTAGCATGGAATTAGATGGTATGGATAGCTTGATTAGAAGAATAGAGGAAATGGGAAAGGCTGGAACTAGGATAGAAAATAAAGCATTAAAAAAAGCTGGAGAATTAATTGTGGAAGAAGCTAAAAATAATGTGCCAGTTAAAACTGAAAAATTAAAAAAAGGATTAAAAGTAAGTGGAGTACGTAAAAAGAATGGCAATAAGTTCGTTCTAGCTGGAATACAAAAGGGAGATAATTCTAAAATATTTTATGGAAAGTTTTTGGAGTTTGGTACAAGCAAAATGAAGGCAAGGCCATTTATGGGGCCAGCCTACGAATCTAAAAAGGAAGAAGCAAAAGAAATAATAAAACAAGAATTGAAAAATGCCCTAAATTTGAAGTAACTTAATTAAGGATGAGGTGAGAATTGTGTGAGCATAAATAAATTAATAATAGATACTCTAAAACCTCTAGGTGTTCCAATTAGATTCCAGACGTACGAGGGAAAAGAAGAGACATATATAACTTTCTTCTGTTATAACGAGCAGGGAGAAATCTTTGCGGATGATACAGAAATTGTTACAGGGTTTTATATGCAAGTAGACATATGGAGCAAGGTAAATGTAGAGAAATTTAAAACAAGCGTAATAGACTTGCTAAAACAAGCAGGTTTTAAAAGAAAAAATGGACAAGATTTATATGAACCCGACACTAAGAGTTTTCACAAGTGTTTGAGGTTCTTTTATTATGTAGAAAATGAGGAGGAAGAAGAATAATGGCTATTAAGGGTTTACACGGGTTTCGTTATTGTGTTCTAAATGAGGATGACGAAAAAGGATTTGAATATGAAAAAGAAATTAAAAGATTGACAGGTGCTAGAAGTATAAAGGTTGATAATAAAGTAAATGATGCTAAACTTTACGGGGATGACCAGCTTTTAGAAACTGCAAGTGCTATCGGCTCTATAGATGTAGATATTGATGTGGCAGACTTGACATTAGAACAACAAGCAGAGTTATTAGGATATAAATATGAAAATGGTGTCTTGATAGAGGATAAAGATTTTAATCCCCCATATATTGCCTTTGGCTTCATGGCACCTAAGTCTAGTGGTGGAAAAAGAATGGTTTGGTTACTAAAAGGGAAAATGCAACCTATGAGTGATGAGGCTAAAACGCAAGACGATAAGGTAGAATTCCAAACACAAAAGGCAAAGTTTGTATTTATGCCTAGAGTGAAAGATGGTAAGCATAAATTTAAAGCTGATACAAACATCACTGGAGCACCAACAGAGGAAGAATTCTTTAGTGTTGACTTCTTAAAAACAGGAAAGAAACCAGTAGAAGCAGGAGCTTAATGCTCTTGCTTATTTAAATTTAGGAGGGAATTAGAATGACAATAACTATAACATTATTGATAGATGGGAAAGAAAAAATTTTTAATGCACCTTTCATAAGTACAAGAAGGTTAAAAGAAACTTTGGCTTTAAGCGAAAAGATATACAATGGAATTACTATTGAAACAATAGATGAAGTAGCAGAACATTTGGTTGAGATATATGGGAACCAGTTTACTATAGACGAGCTATATGATGGCTTTCCAGCGAATGAATTTGCCAATAAAGCAATAGAAGATATGCAAAGGGTGTTAGGTAACTTTGAGGATAAAATAAAAAACTAGCTAGTGGAGAAGGAGAAGGTAGTTCTCTTACTCCACAAGAATTTATTTTAGATTTATATAGCAATTTATTAGAGCAAAAATGGACTATGACTGATATAGATAATATGGATATATTCTATTACTTTGATGTATTAGCTTATAGGAATAAAACTATTAGTAAAACAGGCAAAAGAAAAGAAGAAGATGTTTATATAGACCAGATTAGTTGGTTATAGAGCTTAGATTAATTTCTAGGCTCTTTTTATTTTGCAAGAAAGGAGGTAAGTAAATGGCAGAAGATGTAGGAAGTTTAGTTGTTCGTGTAGCGATGGATAATAGCAATTTTCAACAAGGGATACAGAATTTAAATCGTTCCATGAAAGTGATTCAAAGTGAATTTAAAAATGCTACAGCTGGATTGAAGGACCATGGACAAGGGTTGGATGGCCTCAAATCTAAGCAAGAAATGCTTAGTAAATCCATAGATGTACAAAGTAAAATAGTACAGCAATATAAAGATAAACTAAAAGAAAGCAAAGATACTTTAAGTAAAAGTGTAGAAGCACAAGAACAACTAAAAAGTAAGGTGCAAGCATCTAAGGATGCATACGAAAATAGTAAAAAAACTTTAGGAGAAAACGCACAGGAAACTAAAAAGCTTAAAAGTGAATATGAACAATTAAGTTCTGAATATACTAAGAACGAAGAAAAACTTAGAAATAATGTTAGGTCAATAGATAACTGGACTAATAAAGCTAATAATGCTGAAGCTAAATTAAAAAATCTTAAGGATTCTTTATCTAGTACAAGTAAGGAAATAGATAAGCAAAGTAACAAATGGGTACAGGCTAGTAATAAATTAAAGGATAATTCTAAAAAACTTAAGGACACTGGAAAAGAGATAACTGATGCAGGAAAGGATATAAGCAAGTTATCGCTTCCTATCGCCGCATTGGGAGTGGGCTCGGCTAAAGCGGCAATAGATTTTGAAAGTGCTTTCGCAGGAGTGAAAAAGACAGTAGATGGGACCAAAGAACAGTTTGCAAACTTAGAAAAAGGTATAAGAAGTACAAGCAAAGTAATGCCTCAATCCGCAACAGAAATCGCAGGTGTCGCAGAAGCAGCAGGACAACTAGGTATAAAGACAGATAACATACTAGGATTTACTAAGTCCATGGTAATGCTAGGCGATTCTACAAATATGAGTTCTGAAACAGCAGCAACCGCGCTTGCTAGATTCGCAAACATAACCCAAATGTCGCAAAAAGATTTTGATAAACTGGGTTCTGTAATAGTTCACTTAGGGAATAACTTAGCTACAACAGAGAGTGAAATTGTTGAAATGGGCTTAAGACTTGCTGGAGCAGGAAAACAGATAGGACTTACAGAAGGGCAAATTTTAGGATTATCAGGAGCTTTTAGTTCAGTTGGTATAGAAGCTGAAATGGGTGGTTCTGCAATATCTAAGGTAATGGTTAAAATGCAAGCTGCGGCAACGATAGGGAGCAACAAGGCTAAAGAACTTGAAAAATCCACAGGAATGACTATAAGACAACTGGAGTTAATGGCTTCAAACCAAGGTAAAGCTTTTAAGGAAGTTGCAGATTCATTAAACATGACTACTGGAGAGATGAACTCTGTCATAAAGAGCTCTAAGGAATTAGACAACTTTGGTAAAATAGCAGGCATGACTGGAGAACAGTTCAAAGAAGCTTTCCCAAAAGATGCAGCCACTGCGCTTATTGCTTTTATACGTGGTTTAGGTAACGCAGAAAATGCTGGGTCATCCGCAATAGAAATGTTGGAAGAAATGGGCATAAAAGAAGTTCGATTGAGGGATAGCTTGCTGAGGGCAGCAAATGCAGGTACTTTATTAGAAGACTCCATAAATATGGGTACTAAAGCATGGGGAGAAAACGTTGCGTTAGCGAATGAAGCTAATCAACGCTACGAGACTACAGAAAGTAAACTAAAAATGGCTAAAAATCAAATAACAGATGCGGGTATAACTATAGGTAAGAATTTATTGCCAGCTCTAAGAGATATAGCAGTTAGCGTTGCAGGAATGACAGAAAAATTCTCCAAGCTAAGCCCAGAGATGCAAAAAGGTATTGTTAAATTTGGTGCATTTGTAGCAATTACAGGACCTACTATAGTAGGTGTGGGGAAATTAGCAACTGGATTTGGAAGTATTGTAGGCCTTGGAGGTAAAGTCGCAGGGATAATGGGTAAAGTAACACTTGCTACAAAAGGAGCAGAAGCAGCAACTACAACAGCAAGTGTAGCAGCAGGACTAGCTGGCAAAGGTATTACTGGGATGGGATTAGCTGTAAAAGCAGGAACATTACTGCTAAATCCTTGGACATGGGCAATAGGAGGAGCAATATATGCAGGAGTTAAATTATATAAACATCTACAAAAAGATGCGATACCAAGTGTAGACTTGTTTGCAGACAAGGTAAAAACAAGCTCTAGTGAGATGATGAATTATCATGTTGCATCTAAAGGTGTTGAAACTGCAAATGTTAAAATATCCAAATCCACTAAGCAAGCTGTTGGGGCCTACATGGATCTAGATAAAAAAGCAAGCAGTTCTATGTTAAATTTAGTAACAAATTCTGATAAATTTACTAAACAAGCAAAAGATAAGGTGTTGAAAAATTTCACCGATATGAGCAAGAAATCTAGTAAGCTTTCCAATGAGCAAAAAAATAGTATGACAACTAATTTCAAAAAATTGATTAGTGATACTGGAGTATTAACTAAGAAAAATAAAGATGAAATAATAAAGCAGTACTCAGCAATGGTAAACGGGACCAAAGGCCTTACCAAAAAGCAGAAGGATCAAACAATAAAAGACTTTGCAGATACTTTAAATAAAAGTACATCTATTACAAAACAACAATCTGATAATTTACAAAAAATATATAAAGATATGGGAGATAAAATAAAGAGTGGCCTAGACAAAAAGAAAACAGAGGAATTAAAAAGCCAACAAGAATTTTTTAGCAGAAGTAATGTTCTTACTACTACGGAAGAGGCCAAAATATTACAAACAACCGCAACAAGTTGGGAAAACAAGAAAAAAACAGTAGATTCATTACAAAATCAAATTAATTCAATTATCCAACATGCGATAAATCATAATAGACAGATCACAACAGAAGAAGCGCAAACGATAGATGGGCTACAAAAACAAATGAAAGAAAATGCAGTTAAAACTTTGTCTGCTAGTGAAGTGGAACAAAAGGTAATAATGGAAAGGTTAAAAAACTACAATGGAAGAATAACAGCAGAGCAAGCGAGCGAAGTTATTAAAAATGCAGAGAAACAAAGGAAAAGTACTGTAGATAAGGCTAATCAGCAATATGACGGCGCTGTAAGAAATATAATTAAACTGCGAGATGAAAGTAAACTTATTACAAAAGATCAGGCCGATAAAATGTTGAAGGAAGCTGAAAGGCAGAGAAAAGAAAGCATTGATAAGGCAGAGAATCAAAAGAAAGAAGTAGTAAAAAAAATAACATCTATGAATAAAGATATTGGAGAAAGTGTAGACACTACTAGTGGAAATATGTTAACCACTTGGGATAAATTAAAAAGTTGGTGGGATGGATGGCATCCTGATGCTAAACAATTTAATTATACTTTAAGAGGAATTGGAACAAAAGGTGCAACTAAAAAAGAAGGCGGCGAAGCATATGCAACTGGTACAACTAATGCTAAACGTGGCTGGAATTTAGTCGGAGAAGAAGGCCCCGAACTATTGTGGTTTGATGGTGGAGAAACAGTTTTAAATAACAGAAACACCATGGCCTTATTTGATAAATTAGATAATAAAATTGGCTATGCAACATCTAGAGAATGGGGAGTTAATCTTTCAGAAGGTTTAGCAGATGGGATAAGTAGTACTAGAAAATTAGTACATGACTCTATATTAGAAACAGCAAATGGAATAAATTTAAAAACAAAAAAAGCACTTGGTATAAATTCTCCCTCAAGAGTCATGATTGAATTAGGAAAATTTGCAAGTGAAGGTTTAGCTTTAGGTATATTGGAAAACAAAGATAAAGTAGAAAACGCAGCTAATCTGGCAGCACAAGTTATAAAGGATGTTACAGAAAATAAGCTAGATGATATACAAGTAAAGGTAAATACAAATGAAAAAGAAATAAAAGATAGAGTAGCAAGGCAGCTTAATTGGGGTGTTTATAATAAAGATGAATACCAAAAATACTTAAACTTTGTAAATAAACTTAATAAAGAAGAGGTGGAAAAAAGTAAAGAATTTCTCAAAGAAGACTATGAAAACAGAGTTAAAAGTGTAGAGGACAGACTTAGAATATTAAAGAATGAAAACTCAATAGAGCTGCAGACAGAAAAAGCTAGGGTAGATCAGGAAATAGCTTATTACCAAAATTTACAGAGGAATACAAAGGACAAAAACGCTAAAAAGAATTATGCTAATCAAATAGCAAGCTTAAGACAATACCAAAAACAAGTCTTAAACACTACTAAAGCTAATCAGAAAGCACAGGTAGATAGTCTTGAACGGTCTAAGAAAGCTCTTAAGGAATATTATGATGATGGTATAAAGTTACTAGACAAGAGAGAAAAGGATGTTAAAAAGTCATTAAAAATTGAAGAAAACGCATTTAAAAATTTAATGATTACTTACGATACGGCAATTAAATCTCTAAAAGTTAAAACTGGTAATTTAATAAAGGATCTTGAGAACCAGGAAGCTATAGTTGTAGTACAGAGTAAAAAAGTAGAGGACTTAAGAAAGAGGTATGAAGATCTAGCATACACTCTCGGAATAGCTGCTGATGAAACAGTAAAGGCTAGGGAAGAATTTGAAAATGCTAGAGTTGAGCTGGAGAACATGGCCAATGCAGTAAAGGATGCAGCTAAGAATTTGGAAGATTATATAGATAAGTTTCAGCAGGATATAGTTAATGCATTAAAAGAAAGATATGAAGATGAACTAAAACTACAAGAGGAATCTATAAATAATCAAATTCAAAATTTGGAAAAGTGGAAAGACGAAAGTATAAAAAGAATAAATGATGTATATGACACTAAAATAAGGGCTATAGAAGCACAACTAGAAGAAGAAGAAAAAATAGACAAAGATAGAGAAGAAATGAAGAAAATTAATAGTCTTAAGTCCGCTATTGATTTTGAACACAATGAGTTTAACAAAGCAGAAATGCAGCAAGAACTTAATAATCTCCTTAAAGAAAGAGAGAAAAGGTTACACAGAGAACAGTTAGAAGAGCAGAAGAAAAAGCTAGAAAAAGAAAAAGAGGAAAAGCTACAAAATATTAATTCTGTATATGAAAGCAATAAGCAAAGCTTAGAAAAGCAGTTAGAAGATTATAGAGCATTTTGTGAAAAGAGAACTCAAGATGCAGTTCTTCAAGCACAAGCTGAAAAAATGATTATGGATAATAATCAGAAGGAGATAGTAGAGTTACTACATTCTTACAGTAAAGAATATGAGTACGCTGGACAAACACTGGGACAAAAACTAGTTGATGGATTTAGTCCCAAAATTCAAGAAATTAAAGATATGATAGCAAGCATAACTGCTGAAATAAATGGAGCAAGGCAAAATGCTTTAGATTTAAGTAGAAGTGTTAGCAGCGTTACTACAAATAGTAGTGTAACTAATAATAGAAATAATACATTTAATGTATATGCCTCTAGCAATAATGGAGGTAGTAGAAGTATAGAAAGTGAATTAAGAAGTTTAGCTTTTTCTATGGCATAAGGAGGGAGGATTAGAGTTGCAAAAATTAATATATAGAAATTCTAAAGGACAAGAAGTAACTTTAAGTAACTCTCGTCCTTTTGTTTTGGAAAAAATAGAAAATGTAGCTAATACAGCAACTAGTATAAATACATCTATAAGTGCTGGGCAAGATGGAGTTAGTATAGATAATATATCTATTAAAGAAAAATTATTACCTATAACAGGAGGAATAGTAGGTAATAATTTTGAGGATATAGATAGGAAAAGAGAATATTTAACAAGTGTATTTAATCCTAAGCTTAATGGAGAACTTGTTTACACAAATAATGCAACAAGTAGAAAAATTAAAGGAAGAGTGCAAGATATAACCTTTCAAGACAAGGTGGGATCTATTCAAAAATTTTTAGTACAGATTTTAGTTCCTAATCCATTTTGGGAGGATATATACACTAAGAAAGAGGAAGTTGCACTTTGGGTTGGTGATTTTGAATTCCCATTAGAAATACCACAAGATACAGGTATAGAAATGGGACATAGAGTTAGCAATCTAATTGTAAATATAAATAATACTGGAGCTGTTGAGTGCGGCATGAGAATACAATTTAAGGCATTAGCAACAGTAATAAATCCAAGTCTATTCAACATCAATACTAGAGAATTTATAAAAATTAATAAGACACTTAATGCAGGAGATGTTTTGGAATGTACCACAGAGTTTAGTAATAAAAGAATAGAAATGATTAGAAATAATGGTTCTAGAGAAAATGTCTTCAATTGGATTGATTTAGATTCAGAGTTCTTACAGCTAGAGCCAGGAGACAATCTTTTGAGATACAATGCAGATAGTGGCATAGATAATTTAGAAGTGGCCATATATTACACGCAATTATATTTGGGGGTGTAGATTATTAAGACAGTTAAAATATTAGATAAGAATATAAATTTATTAGGTGTTATAGACAATTATGAAAGTTTTTCTATAACTAGAAGGTTTTTTGAATGTGGAGAATTTGAATTTAAAATTAATTCTAATAAACTCCATACAGACAAGTTGGTTAAAAATAATTTACTTCTTTTAGGAAAAGATTATAACAAGGTGGGTGTAATATTACACAGGGAGTTTGTTTATGGAGAAGAAGGACAGGAAACAGAGACACTTCTAATAAAAGGTGTAATGCTTCAAGGATTAACTAAAAGAAGAATTATAATACCTAATACAGGACAAGAATTTGATAGCTGTATTGGGTATCAAGAAACTATAATGAAATATTTCATAAATAGAAACTGTGTTAATCCAATAGATTCAAATAGAAAAATAGATAATTTGATTATAGCAGTAGATAAAAAACGTGGTGAGGACGATAGATGGAGGGGAGCGTATGAAAATTTAGACGAGAAGTTAAAAGAAATAGGAGAATACAGTAAGCTTGGTTGGAACATTATGCTAGATCATAAGCAAAAAAAATTTATATTTGATGTGCTACAAGGGAAAGATTTAACAGTTAATCAAGATAGCAATCCCCCTGTTATTTTCAGAAACGATTTTAATAATATAAAGACTAGACATTATACGGAAAGCATTATTAATAGTAGAAATTCTATTTATATTGGAAATAAAAAAAAGCTAGTTTTAAACCTTGGTGATATAACTGGATTTGAAAGAATGGAAACATTTTTAGATAGTACATCAGAGGAAGTAGAGGATATAAAAAAAGAAGGTTTAGTTAAATTTGAAGAAATTAAGGAGCTAAAAACATTTGAACTAGAAATTAATCCAAACAATACATTTGTGTACGAAAAAGACTATGATTTAGGGGATATAGTTACTATCCAGGATAAGAAATTAAAAGTAACTATGGATAGTAGAATTGTAGAAGCACAGGAAGTGTACAGTAATGATGGTATGAAACTTAAAGCTACTTTTGGTACAAGAATACCAAGTTTACTTGCTGTGTTAAAAAGGATGGTGAAATAAGAAGTAATGGAAAAGAGCTTTGTATTTAACAGTGTAAACGGAGATAGAAAGTATAAAGCGGAAGATTTTAGAGAATATTTTGCAAGTTTCATAAGCAATGGAGTGTTCCCTAATCCAAGCAATAATCTGCAAGTTATAGCTAATAATGATATGACTATAACAATTAAAGCCGGTAAGGGGTGGATTAATGGAGCAATTTATATTAACACAGATGATTATATTTTAAATATAGACGTAGCGGATGGTGTATTAAATAGAATAGATAAAGTTGTATTAAGAATGGATACAGCTGAAAGAAAAATATATTCTTATGTAAAAAAAGGACAATTTGCAAGTTCTCCAACCGCCCCAACACTTCAACGTGATGCAGATGCATATGAGATAGCATTAGCAGATGTGGCTGTTAATAAAGGTGCTATTAGTATTACACAGGCTAATATAACAGATCTAAGACTTGATAAAAACTTATGCGGCATAGTGCATGGAACTGTAGATCAAATAGATGTTACAACTCTATTTAATCAATACAGTACAAGGTTTAAAATAAAATCAGAAGAATTTGAAAAAGAATTTGAAGATTGGCTTAAAACTTTAAAGGATGTTTTAGGGGAGGATACAGCAGGTAATCTATTAAACTTAATAACTAAAAATACTGAAAGTATAAATAATATTAAGTCGGATTTGGCTG